TATGTTTCATCTTTTTAAACTCATCAATTCAATTGACAATGACGATACACTAACAATTTACATTGAAAATGCTGACTATTTTGACGGTATCGTTTCCTATTTAGCTCTAAAATTTGAAAATGGTGATATTAAACAATGCAAAACTCAGAAGTTGAAGTTGATTGAGCCTGAGCCCGAGGAGCTAGAATACCCTGAAGTCAAGTTTAGCTCTATTATTAATCTACCTTCTGCTGATTTTCAGAAGATTATTCGCGATCTTTCATGCATTTCAGATAAATTAGAAATTAAGTCCGTTGGTAATGAGCTCATATTTAAGTGCAAGGGTCAATTTGCTGAGGCTGAAATTCATCGTGCCGAATCCGATGGATCCATGGGCTTCAGTTTGAAACCAGATTCATCTAAAATTATTCAAGGCGAGTTTTCTCTAAAAAATCTAGGATATTTTATTAAATGCACCAATTTATGCTCTCAAATTGAAATCTATTTGGAGAATGATTTGCCTCTAGTTGTGAAATATGATGTGGCCAGTTTAGGTTCAATTCGTTTGTGTCTCAGCTCGCTTCCGTAAGCGTAGTACTTTTATATACTCATATTTTTACAGCAAATTTTTATAATTTAATTTAGGTTAGCAATTAAATTATATATTATTTTAAATATATAAGATGTCTTATACAAGTTATAATAATTATTTAGGGGCAAAGAAGTGTTGTTCTGTAAAAAGTTCAAGTACACAAGGCGCACAAGGATCACAAGGAGCTGCAGGACCAATTGGACCAATTGGATTGACTGGGTTTACTGGAGCTCAAGGATCTAGAGGACCTACTGGATGTAGAGGCGCTACAGGAGCAACTGGATCTACTGGAGCTCAAGGTCTTCCTGGAGCAGCTGGAGGCAATGGGGGCTTACCATTTTATTTAAATAACAATGAGCCAAGTGGATTACCAGCTGGTTTTCCATTATTATCAAATCAACAAGTTAATGATCCAAATACAGGTGTATATTCAGGGACTGGAAGTATAAAATTTATAACTAATTTAATTCCTGATGGTGGATATCCAATTGTTATTCCTGGAGGCTTATATGTTTTATATTTATATGCATTTAATGACCCAGGGGATTCTTATGAAGTTCAGTACACATTAGAAAAATGTGATATTTCTGGAACACCAATTAGCACAATTGTACCTCCAACTGCATTCCATACAATAACTGAAACAAATAATCCACCTGTACCTCATCAATTAACTGGAACAGGAGTATCTTTTTCTTTAGATAATTCTAATGAACAAATTTTATTAACAATCAATTACAATTTAGTTGGTGGATCTGGCAATTTAAATATTAATTACCAATATACTACCGGTTCTAATGGATACAGTTTGTTGCAAACAACATTTTCCCCTGCTGGATCAACCGGTGCTACTGGCTCAACTGGGTCCACTGGCTCAACTGGGTCAACTGGTGCAACCGGTTCAACTGGGTCTACTGGGTCAACTGGAGCAACAGGCTCAACTGGTGCAACCGGATCTACAGGCTCAACTGGTGCAACCGGATCTACAGGCTCAACTGGTGCAACCGGATCAACTGGTGCTACTGGCTCAACTGGTGCCACAGGCTCAACTGGTTCTACTGGTGCCACAGGCTCAACTGGTTCTACTGGGTCCACAGGCTCAACTGGTGCAACCGGATCTACAGGCTCTACTGGGTCTACAGGATCTACTGGAGCAACCGGATCTACAGGTGCAACCGGATCTACAGGTGCAACCGGATCTACCGGAGCTACTGGCTCAACTGGTGCAACCGGATCTACAGGCTCTACTGGGTCTACTGGGTCCACTGGAGCAACTGGTGCAACTGGAGCAACAGGCTCAACTGGTGCCACAGGCTCAACTGGTGCCACAGGCTCAACTGGTGCAACAGGCTCTACTGGGTCTACTGGGTCCACTGGTGCAACTGGTGCAACCGGATCTACAGGTGCAACCGGATCTACAGGCTCTACTGGGTCTACTGGGTCCACTGGAGCAACTGGTGCAACCGGATCTACCGGAGCTACTGGCTCAACTGGAGCAACCGGAGCAATAGGTTCTCAAGGATCTACAGGTGCAACTGGTCCATACAATTCACTAATACAACAAGTTACATCTGAACCAATGGGGCACGAAGATAGAACAGATTCAACTATATCATTTGATTCTAACCCTTTAAGTCCTACATATAGAACATTTACAATTGAACCAACTTCAGGTAGTTACAATGTATGGGTTCAAGGTACTTTGTATACAATATCATCACCACAGTCTGTAGTAGTTCCAAATGTAAGTGATTTATATTATATTTATTTTGGAGCAGGAGGAATATTAGGAATTCAAACAACATTTTTTATATGGGATCAACAAGCTCCAACAGCATATATATATTTTAATTCTTTAGAACCTTCTGAATATATGCTTTTTGATGAAAGACACGGAATCACAATGGATTGGGCAACACATGAGTATTTACATAGAACTCGTGGAGCAGCTATTGCTAATGGATTTGGAATAACATATCCAACTTTAGAGATTGCAAATCCAACAAATACTGATTTAGTGTTTGATCTAGTTGAAGGTACCTTTTTTGATGAAGATTTACAAGTAGATATTACAGATGGACCACCTGGCATATGGTCTACTGATTTAAACCCAGTTTTATTACCAATATTATATTTAAATGGAACAAGTTGGCGAAAAACAACAGCAGGCATTATTCCATTGTTAAATGCAACGACAAGTCCAGCAACAATACCATATTATAATACCATAACTGGTGGTTCGGGTAGCTTAACTACTTGTCCAAATAATGATTTTATTAATATGTGGATTGCAGCTACAAATATGGCTTATACACCGATTATTGCAATTATGGGTCAAAATTTTTATACAAATGTTGATAAAGCTAAACAAGCAGAATGGTCTCAATTAGATTTAACAGGATTGCCAATTGTAGAACTAAGACCACTATATCAAATGACATATAGATGTTCAAATAGTTATACAAATAATAATTATTTAAGTAGCTTATTTTATGTAACAGATATTCGTTCTTTCAGTTCTGTTACAGGGATAGCTAGTGCAAATGTAGGAGCTCAAGGAGCAACAGGAGCAACCGGATCTACAGGAGCAACCGGATCTACAGGAGCACCTGGTATAAATGGAATTAGCAGTGGTTTAGTATTGTATTTGGACGGACCTTCTGCAGTTTGGTCAGGAGTAGCACCAGATTTACCAATTGAAAATACATTATTAGTTCAACCAGATATAAGTGTGAAAACTACTATAACAGCTGCACTTACAACACAAAATACAGATTATCATATTGTAAATTATACAACAACGCCACCATTAGCATCTACCACTATTATACCAGGTATTTGGGCTACAAATTTGATAGCATTGGCAAGTGGTACAGGTGTATATTATTATACAAAATTATATGAAATACCTGTAGTAGGACCCCCTATTTTAATAGCACAAGGTTCATCATCAAGTTCAGTAACAGTAAATACAGTCCAATCAAATAATCTTTATCAATTACAAGTTTCAAATTTTTTATTACAATCTCTTAATAGCCAAATTCAACTACAAATATGGGCTGGTAGAACTAGTGCCCCTATAAGAACATTAACAATAGAAATGAGAGACAACACTCAGTCAAATGTAGTAACAACTTTGGCTGCAAATTTAGTAGGAGCAACAGGAGCAACAGGAGCAACAGGAGCACCAGGAGGAACTCCGTGGATTTTAACTAATTATCAAGGTATTACAGGTCCAGGTTATACAGGAACCGGATATACTGGAGATGTTATGATATTTGGATCATTATATGTTAGGGATGGAATTGATCCAACATATTTAGCATTGACCCCACAGCCCTCAACTTTTAATTTACCAACTGGTCTTGATGGAATTTGGATTGAAAATGGTGGAGCATTAAGAACAAAAGCAATATATTTAGATAATGATTCTGAAGGACCTGCTTCTATAAATTTGGATCCAACAAATACTACACAACTAATTTTATCTGATGGATTAACTAATACAACATCTATTTCAGGAGGCAGTGGAATAGAAATATCAGATTCATCAACTCTAACACACAAATTTTCAGCGAGCTCTACAAATATAATTCTTCCATCATTGGACACATTACCAGCCGGGGCAACTGGAATGATTGTATTTCAAGGTGGTCGTTTTCAGGGCTATAACGGAATAGAATGGAAATTCTTAGATAATTAAAATACTTGTTTTGTGAGTAACTTTTCTTTCTAAAAGTATATATAATGGCATTTACCAGATTTCATGATGACCCATGCAGAATAACAAAACAGCTTCAACAGCAAACAGATCAAGGCCGATGGGTTCTAGATGTTCCAGGCAATGGCGACAAACCATGTTTTGCTTTAGATCCGCAAATTATTCCGCAAAAATGGGGTGGAAATTTATGGACACACAGCATTGATATCCAAAGCGCTCTTTTAGGAATAGATAAAAGAATAAATCGCGATATTCCAAATACCGTAAACTGTTTAAAAAATTTAAGTGAAAACCCTTATAAAAGATTTACCGTAAACGCTGCACCAATTTCGTATCCTGTTTGCGACACATTTATAACAACAGAGCAATCAAGAGCAATTATGCCGGCATGGACTGCACGCGATTTGCAACAAAACCATGCATATATTTTACCAGATAACCCACAAGCTCATACGGAAATGAAAATGCCGACATATATTGATACACGCATTTTAGAGAAGAATAATTTTAAGCGAGGATTTGAATGTGTTCCGCTAAATGATCAAGGATATACAGTTCCAGTAAAACAATTTGCTTCAGGACAAAAGACGCGTGGGACATATGTAGGAGGCTCAACAACATGTGCATCCAGAGATAGTTGTAATAAGGTTTAAGCAAAGCGATAAAAAATAAAATAAAGTTCAAGATAGATATAAACTAACAAATTATAAATTAAATATACACTTTTTTTAAAAAGTATATATATAATATAATAATGGAATTAGCAATACCACTAATAGCACTAGGAGGAATGTATGTGATTTCAAATAAAAATAGTGAAACCTCTAAAAATATATACAATGATACATTTATAAGTAAGACGGAAAGTAAGAAAAAGGAAAATTTTGACAACATGGGAAAGAAGCCAAATTATTTACCTAATACCCATGTGCCGCCTCAAAATTATCCAATTATGAATAATCCCGAGCTAATTGATACAGTTCAAGAATATCCAAATCCAAATACCGCTTCTGATAAGTATTTCAATCAAAATGTTTATGAACAAAGAGAACGTCAAGGAAAACCTGTAGGAGATACAATTCAAAGTATTTATTCTTTAACTGGCGACTACATGAATTCAGATCAATTTAGACATAATAATATGGTGCCATTTAATGGTGCAAAACCACATGGTCAAATATACAATAATAACAACGCAGAAACCATTTTAGATAATTATGCAGGAACTGGTTCCCAAATAATTAAGAAGATTGAACAGGCGCCTCTTTTCAAACCCCAAGAAAATGTTCAATGGACAAATGGTGCACCTAACATGAGTGATTTTTATCAATCTCGTGTAAATCCAGCATTAAAGAATAATATGGTTAAGCCATTTGAATCAGTTCGTGTGGGACCTGGTTTAGACAAAGGTTATTCTGCAAGCGGTTCTAATGGATACAATGCAGGAATGGAAGCACGCGATCAATGGTTACCCAAAACAGTAGATGAATTGCGTATAGCGACAAATCCTAAGGAGGAATTTTCTTTAATAAATCATCAAGGACCTGCTCAAGCATCTATTACAAATGTAGGTATTTTAGGAAAAGTTGAAAAGTATAGACCAGATACTTTTTTCATTAATTCACAGGATCGTTGGCTAACAACAACGGGAGCAGAAAAAGCACAACGAGTTATTGCTGATGAAGATTTGAAACCTCAGCATAGAACTGAAACAACAACTCATTTAACTGGTACACCAAATGCAGTGTTAAAAACAGCTAGTTATGTTCCTAAACAACATGAAGCCTCAAAAAGAATACAATTAGATGCAGGAAATCATGTAGGACATTCAAATGCAATTGGATGTGGTCCGCATACAGATGGTGAAGCTTTTTTGAAAAGTCATACAAATTATACAAATAGTAGAAGTGTTAATCAACAACCGCAAACATTTGGTTCCGGATTTTCAGGCGCAATTGGCGCAGTTATTGCACCACTTATGGATGTATTTAAGCCGGCAAGAAAAGAAGAATATGTATGTAATATGCGTGTTTATGGTAATGTAATTGGAGAAGTTCCTGGCAACTATGTACTAACACCAGGTGATGCACCAAATACTACGGTTAAGGAAACAACTTTATATCGTCCAAATGGATATATTGGAAATCAAATAAATGGTGCTTATGAAGTTAGTGATCATCAAGCAATAACTAATCAACGCGATACTACAACAGAATTTTGTCAAATGAACCCTAGTGGAGGTGCAGGAACAAAACATGGTGCAAAACAATATGACGCGGTTTATAGACAAACTAACAATGAAGCTAAGGAGAAGTCTGTTGTTGGAAGAACAAATCAAGGAAATATGTCTGTATTTAATAGCGATATGAATGTGTCTTATTCTAAGCTTGATTCTGATCGTGATAATAATAGAATGTGGGCACCAAGTGCAGTAATTCCTAGTGGACCATCTGTGCGCACTTACGGCAAAGCACATATGCCCCAATACAAAAATTCTTGTCAAACAGGGTGTGATCGAATGGATCCAGCAATGTTAGAAAATCTAAAATCAAATCCATATGCATTTCCGTTTAATAGTGTCGCATAAACTAACAAATTAATAAACTAACAAAATATAATATATCAATTTCGTAATATTAACATATAAAAACACTATCTTAATATTAATAAACGCATTAAAAATGTCTTTACCAATTCATCAAAATATCAAAGAAAAGTTAGAATACTTTCATAGCATTCATAAAATACCTAATATAATTTTTAATGGTCCTTCTGGATCAGGAAAAAGCACAATTGTAAATGATTTTGTTAGTTTAATTTACGATGGAAATAAAGAATTAATAAGCAATTTTGTTATGTATGTAAATTGTGCACATGGAAAAGGCATTAAATTTATTCGCGATGAATTAAAGTTCTTTGCAAAGACACATATTAATTCTAACGGCGGCGATACTTTTAAAAGCATCATATTATTAAATGGAGACAAACTAACAATGGATGCACAATCCGCATTAAGAAGATGCATTGAGCTATTTAGTCATAATACGCGTTTTTTTATTATAGTAGAAGACAAATACAAATTATTAAAACCAATTTTATCGCGATTTTGCGAAATCTATGTTTCTGAACCAGAATATAAAGGAAAAACAATAAATCTATACAAATATAATCTTGATGAAACCTTTAAACTAACAAATATAAAACAGACTAAATCAGAATGGTTAAAAAAAGAGCTGCAAAAAACAATAACACCTGATACAGATTTGGTTGCATTTTCAACCAAATTATATGAAAAAGGATATAGTGCTTTAGATTTAATAAAGTTATTGGAAGATCAAAGTAGTTTTAAAATTGAAGAAATGAAAAGATATGAATTGTTAGTTGCATTTAATAAGGTAAGAAAGGAATTTAGAAATGAAAAATTACTTATGCTATTTATTATGAATTTTATTTTTTTAGATATAACAACAAATTTAGACAATATTTCGTTTATGTAAAGGGGATAAATCCCCCTTTGACCCCCTATTATAACCCCATATTTTTATTTGCTCTTTGAGAGATTATGCAATGTAATAATATTATATATTTATATATAATATGACAGATAGAAGTTCAATTGCATCTGCTGATTACGACCCAGCAGATGATATGAGAGGTTCCATTTCTTCTGATGCATCTGGCAACTACGACCCAGCAGATGATATGAGAGGTTCCATTTCTTCTAATGCATCTGGCAACTACGTCTCGGCTGATATTATGTTATACGGTATGCCTCTTCATGATAAAATAAATGAAATTGATGATAGATTACAAAAAGTTGAAGAAAAGTTATCTAGTCAGAGAGGAGGAAAAACAAAAAAACATAAATCAAAAAAAAACAAACAAAAAGTAAGACAATCAAGAAAAAATCGTGGAAAGGGATTAGAATGGAAAACAACTCCAATAACAGATAAGACTGAATTAAAAAGATTAGAAGAATATGAAAAAAGGGCTGCAGAAAGAGAACAAAATGATAATGAAATTAAACGTATACATTCTCAATTAGAAAAACAGAGAACTAATGTAATAAGCGGATTTACAGGAACACCTATGGATCCAAAGGATATTGAAAGACAAAGAAGAGAAGATGAAAAGCATAATAGACGAGTTAATAGTAAAAAGGCAAAGGAAAGAAAATTGACTATTTATGATCTAGGTGGTTCAAAAAGAAAATCATGGTGAGTTAAAACTAACAAAAAAAAAGCTATAATTCTTACATAATACATGGATGATTTTAATGTTAGTTCGTTACATGAGTCAAAGAATGAATGGGGAGCCCGTTTGTTAACTATTTTAACACCATTAGTTATTGAAGGATTTAAGTCAATTTTTGATGAATCTATGAAACTATGCAAAGATAATAGGGAAATGGATAAATATTTGATGACATTTCAAAATTTAATAACTCGTATTCCAAAATGGAATCCATCAATTATAGAACAAGAACGAAAACGAATTATTGATCGTAGTGGTTGTGGATATTTAGAAGAATTAGTAACATGTGTACATATAATTCAGTTAAAATTGCTAACTGCAATGCGAGTTGGTCAGAAACAGAAAAAGATTGATATAAATATACCCAAATTGGATGATTTTATTCATAAAGTGTATATTAATGTAGCGCGAAAGATATATAAAAATGTGTATTTATTTGAAACAGGTGTACCGCCTTTGCAAACACAAAAGCATAATAGAGAAATGGAAACGATAGTTCAGGAATGTATTTTGAACGCAGTCAGAGAAAGTATTCCAATTGAACATATTTTGAAAGCCTACATGGATGAAACAGTAGAAGATGATGTTATTGAAGAAATTAAAGAACAAGTAGTAGAAAAGAGTGAAGCATTAAATGCAAGAGGAGAAACAACATATATTGCAGAAGGTGAAAAAACAAAGTCAGAGGGATTAAAATTCAATGATGTGGATAAGGCTGTAAATGAAAAAGGAAAAGAGGAATTAATAAGTGCTCCCAAAACTTTAGAGAGATTAGAAGAGATAAGTAATTTAAGAAATATACAAAGAAAGATGGAAGAAGAAGCGGACGCGGATGATGATGATGAAAAACTGAATATATCAGATGAATTAGTAGATCTAAATAGTTTAGATGTGCATGTAATTGGTCAAAAACCAATAGATTTAGACCCCAATCTTTTGTTAGATGATATAGAAGTTTTAGCCTAATTTGTTAGTTGTTAGTTTTTAGAACGCGTTAAATATAAAAATGAATTGTAAAAATATATTGTAAATGGATAATATATTTTTAGTAGCTGGAATAATATCTGTTATTTTTTTTATTGCTAAATTTTTAGAAATGCAATACATTGAAAAAGAGAGTAAACCATTAAAGGTATTGATTAGAGACGCATTGGTTGTATATATTAGTGTAGTTCTAGGAGTGTTTATTTTGGATCAATTGAAACCAGTGATTAAAGAAAGTTCTGAACATATACAACCAATTGCATTTACAGATAATCCTCCATTCTAAGTAGGGAACCAAGGTTCCCCTACGACCCCTCCTTTTACAAACAGTAATATAAATTAAATAATAGTAATATAAATACATTTTATAATTTATTTATATGGCTTATCAAAAATGCGCTACTGATGTAATATATTTGTTAAAAGACAAATTTCCAAATAAAATTTGGAATAAAACAACAAAGGAAGAACGTTGTAATATTATTTTTCATGAATTATTACAAAATATAGGGTCTAAAAGTTTAGGATTTGATGATGAAATACTTGTAAAAGTATATAATAATGTATATAAAGGATTAACAATTATTAACTATGTAGTTCCTCTTATGGATATAGATCTAGATCCAGGTAATCGGCAAATGAATGAATATGATAAAGATTATGATGAATGTATGATTGAACAAGAAACTGGGAAATATAAATTTAATTTAACATAATTTTTAAATTATGAATATTTAAAGGAGGGGTCGTAGGGGAACCTTGGTTCCCTACTCTATCGGCCGGTCCATACCTTAACAAATTTGCCATATGCTTGTTTATTTTGAAAGTCATGTAAATATTGATCATAATTGTAATGAAATGCCATATGATGATGATAGATATTGCCAAAAAGTGAAGCCATATGTTTAAGATTGGAATATTCTTGAAAAAAAAGTAAACCTATAATCCTTTCTAATCCGCATCTATCCTTTCTAGATGTAATGCAATTAACTAAGTTACTAAAATTATATTTGCTTTCTATTTTTTTTAAAAAATTTAAATTAATATAAGCCTGTGCTCCAAAACATAAGTTAAATTTATCATCTGTTTGCATTCCTAGTATATTTACTTCTGATCCTTGTAATTTTTGTTTAAGATAGTGATTATTTTTTAGATAGTTACTAATTCTTAATAAATTATCTAAATATTCTTTGTCATAATTATGATGCCATAAAGGCATTACAGGAACTTTTAATTTTTCAAAAGGAATTCTTTTGTGAATAAAAACACTATCATGCAAAATAACAGCATTATCAAACCATTGATGTCTTAAAAAGTATATATATGGTAATAGCTCGCCGCGTTTAGGATATTCTGACTGAATAAATTCTACATTTTTATAATCATGATCTGATTTTACAAAATCATAATTACTATTATCATCTATAACAACAATCTTTCTAAATGGGTAATGTGTTCTTATTAATTTTACACATTGGTTCCAATACTTATTTGTTAGTTCAGAATTAACATGTCTTGTAATAATAAATCCGTATGTCATATAATAAATATTGATAATTTATTATATAATTATTAATAAATAAACTAATAAATAATAACAAGTAAATATGTTAAACTAACAATATGTTGGGAGTTCATCCATATTCATAACAATTTCTCCCTTAGCTAGATTGATTTTTGAAATAGCAAATTTACTAAATTCTGGTCGTTCTAATTGTGCATTTGGAGTATGATTATGAACACATCGTGCAATCATTTTGTATAATTTGAAATCTGGATATCGTTCAGCACCGTTATTTTTATAAAGAACATTGATACCATTATCATCAGTACACCATTCAACAATTAATTTAACAATAGGATCACAGCTATTTATATTTTTAATGCTATCCATATCATCTATAATATAATCAAAAATAGAACATGCTAAACGACATAAATCAAAACTAAAGTTAGGTTCTAAACGAGGTTTTTTATCATTAAAATATGGTTCTGTATTATATTGTGTAACAGCATCACCACCAGTTTGAAAACTGTCACTGCAAAATAATTTATTGTCAAATTTATAGATGGCTCGTCCAAAATCAATAATTTTAAATATTTTGCCAAAAGTTGGAACCTTGTAATACTTTTTTTTGTATAAATAATAGAGGAATTTTTTGTTAGTTGGTATATACATAATATTATTTGTATGTAGATCATTATGAGTAAATGAAAATAATTTTTGATATGTGATAAGTGTCATTATTATTTGCATAAGTGCAGACATCCATTCATCATGAGATAGATCTGTATTAATAATAAGTTCATCAAGAGTGCTTTCACAGTTTTCCATGCAAATAACTTGCACAGGAAATTTTTGAAGAGTTAGAAATAATTTTTCTTCTTCCAAGTCAGTTTCATAAGAACTTTCAGAATAATTTGATTTAGAACCTGTTTCAGATCCGGAATTAGTTTCGTAACTTTCTGAGGCAGTTGATTTAGAAGCAGACTTAGAACAATCTAAATCATCTAAATCTTCAATATCATTTTTAATTAGATCGGAAACGGAATTATCATTATCATTATCATTATCATTATCAGTATCATTATCATTTGTATGAGATGTTCTAGATGAACAAGATGAGCCTGATTTAAGAGTAGCAGATTTTTTTTGATCGGTAATATCAATAGAATTAGTGATATCAACAAGATCAATATTTAACATTTTAACGTCATCCAAAGATATAGAATGAGTGTCAGTGTCAGTGTCGGTATTAGTATTTTCAAATATATTTTCAAAAATAGTGTCATCTATTGATTTGACAGATAAGTTAGATTTTTGTGAAATATTCATAATGTTTAGTGGTTTTAAGGTGGGTTCTATTGCATTCTGCATTAAATGTGAATAATCTTCTACCGTAAAAAGTTTATTTTTTTGTTTATTAAAAAACTCAGATTGAACTAAATAATCAATATCATCAATAATATTAATTTTATAATTATTTTTAATTGCTAAAAAAGAGCCATAATAGTCTAGTCCATGAATAAAATTATGTTTATGAAGAACTTGACTAGTTAGAAATGAAAAAAATCCATCAATGTAAGAAGAATTGTTAGGATCTTCAAGTTTAGGATGTACTTTTTTAGTTTTATCAATAGATGGTAGATTAAATAAATTAGGATCAGTATGATTATATTTACCAACTAAATACTTAAATGGATCTAACAATGGAGCCATTTTAATAAATACTTTTTGAGTTGTAGTAAAATCTTCATCATCAGATATATTTTTAATTTTACAAGTATAAATATGTTCATGTTCAAGAGTATCATTTTTATCACCTTTATTTTTGAAATCTTTAATATCAGAAATGCTCCAGATATGATTTAAATTGATAGAGTTAAAGTTGGTTGTGTTTAATGAAAAAAAAGTATCATAAATTGGTATATAGTTTTGCACATTAGATAATGCTATATTAGGATTTGATTGAAATTTATTAAAAAGATTAATATTCTTTCTTTTTTGATAATTTACCTTAATTGCCATTAGCTAATAAAAATAAAATTATAAGTTATATTTAACTTATAATAAAGTTAAATATTAATTATTAATTCTACGCTAAACTAACAAAATTCTTCATAGAAAGAAAAAATAATTTGTTGCAATATGCCTAAATAAATAAAAATGTAAATATTGAGTTAGTTTATTTATATTTTTTTAGTATGTAATAATAAATGAATTTAGAGTTAAAGCGTTTTGATATGAAGACTATTAGTTTTAAGGCTAATGAATCTAAGGGTCCTGTATGTGTTTTAATAGGGCGTCGTGACACTGGTAAATCATTTTTGGTAAGAGATTTATTATATTACCATCAGGATATTCCTATTGGCACTGTCATTTCCGGAACTGAAGAAGGAAACGGATTTTATGGCAAATTGGTACCAAAATTATTTATACATAACGAATACAATACAGCTATTATAGAGAACATTTTGAAACGACAAAGACAAGTTTTGAAACAGATCAAAAAAGAAATGGAACAGTTTAAAAGATCAACTATTGATCCGCGAACTTTTGTAATTTTAGATGACTGCTTATATGATAACACTTGGTCGCGTGACAAGTTAATGCGGCTTTTATTCATGAATGGACGACATTGGAAGGTCATGCTAATTATTACAATGCAATATCCTCTAGGAATTCCACCAACACTAAGAACAAATATAGATTATGTATTTATTTTAAGAGAGCCATATATAGCAAATAGGAAGCGAATTTACGAGAACTATGCAGGCATGTTTCCTACATTGGAGTCATTCTGCCAAGTAATGGATCAATGCACAGAGAATTACGAGTGTTTAGTGATCAATAACAATGCCAAATCAAATAAGCTGCAAGATCAGGTATTCTGGTATAAGGCAGATGCACACAATGACTTCAGATTGGGATCAAAAGAGTTCTGGGAACTATCTAAACAGATAAATGATGAAGACGAAGAGGAGCAATATGATCCAAATAATGTGAAGAAACGCGGTGCGGGACCAAAAATCGCAGTCAAAAAGAGCAAATGGTAGAACCGCTTTTATAAATCCGCTTTTAAATATAATAAGCACATATAACAACTTAAAGAGAGTTCTATATATTAATATATAATAAGATGCAAGAGCTAAATATCGTTGAACTTATTGAGAGCAATCCGATCTCAAAATTGTCACATGTATATAATGGAAAATTAATAACCAAAATTCAAGAAAATTTTACAGGTTTTGAACAACAATTATTTGTTAGTAGCTTTTATTGCTACTTGAATTACAATAAGAATACAGATTTCGTAGTTGATCTGGATAATGTGTGGAAATGGTTAGGATTTAAACAAAAATATAATGCTGAAAGAATGTTAGAAAGCAATTTTAGTAATGACATAGATTATAAAACTGCTCCTCATTTAGGAGGAGCAGTTTCTGAACAAGAAAAAGCGCTTAACCTTACGGCTAAGCAAGAATCAAATTTAAAACCAACAAAAAAAAATGGTGGTCAAAATATTAAAAAAATATTTTTAACAGTTAAATGTTTCAAGTCACTCTGCTTAAAAGCGCAAACAAAAAAAGCGGGAGAAATTCACGAATATTATATGAAAATGGAAGAAGTTTTACATGACATTGTTGAAGAAGAAACAGATGAATTAAGATTACAATTAGAGCAAAAAGAGTCTGTTATTTTAGAAATCCAAGAAAACTCCGAGCAAAAACAAATACAATTAAAGAAAGAAAAAGAACAAGCAACTATTATTCAGTTTCCGGTAAATACAGAATGCATTTATATTGGAACGATTGATAACACAAATGAAGCTAATGAAAAATTAATTAAATTTGGTCATTCAAATGATCTCAAAACAAGAGTAAACGACCATCGTAAAACATATGATAATTTTCAATTGATTACAGCTTTTCGAGTTCAAAATAAAGTAGAAATAGAAGGATTAATTAAAAATTCTGTAAAAATTAGAAGACAAATTCGCCACATTGAAATAAATGGTAAAATTAAAAAAGAAATAATTGCCTATGATTTAACAAATTTTACAATTGACAAACTAACAAATTATATAAAAGATATAATCCATTCAAAGACATATAGCATAGATAATTTTAATAAATTAATAAAACAAAATGAAGAACTAGAAAATAAAGTTAGAGATCTTGAAAAGGAGAATGAAGAATTAAAAGAACAACTATCTGTCAAAGTGTTAAACAAATCAATGTCAGCAATTACTAATGCCGATAATCAATTTGTTTATAAAAATGATTTAATACCTGAAAATGATACTACACAAAAGTTTAATGAATTTATTGACACAATGTGTATAATTAGACATGATGTAAATGAATCATCTGTAAACATGGAAGGTCAATTACGAATATGGTTAAAACAAAAACCACAAAAAGAAATATTTCATGCATTTAAACACTATCTAGATATCCGATTTAAACCTATCCGATTTAATAAACTAAATAATAAAAATAAATTACAAAATGTTCATGGATATAGCGGTGTTAAACTTAAACCAATTGAATATAAAAAACAATTTGTAGGAAATGCAATAGAAACATTTTTATTTCAATCATGTGAATTTTCACCAAGCAATAAAATATTAAATTCAGTTTTATTTGATGATTACAAACGATGGAATGAAAAATTATTAAAAGATACAACTGATTTTGATATAAAAGAATTAAAAGATTATTTAAACTCATGTGAATATGTTATAAAATCAGTAGTATGGACTGAATTTGGCAATAATGATGGCTACTATGGTTTAGCTTTAAAAAATAAAGAATATGTTAAAAAAATAGTTTCTGTATCAGGAAAAAAGGTAGAAAAAGTTGAATTATCTAGTGATCTAGTATTAGAAACATGGGATACTATTGCAAAAGCTGCAGAGGCTGAAAATTTTGCTGCGTCAAAAATGTCTAAATGCATTAAAAGTAAAAAAATTTTTACAGATTATTTTTATCGATTGAAATCAAATTAAAGAATAATATATAACCAAATAAATTATATATTATTTACATCCTTGAATATTTATTCATCCTTTTCCTTCTCCAAATCTTTCTCTTTCATTGAAAAAGGTCCACTAACAAGTTCAGATCGTCCATAATCAGTCTTACCAGTAATAACATTGTCGCCATCAAATAGCTCTGAACGAATATCCGCAACAGAGATGGTATCTGCATTAGTTGTTAGTGCCTTCTCCTGACTAGTTGCACTGACACCAACTAAATTGCCCTCTTGATCAATATCTTGCGTCAAAACGCTACCATGCTTCTCTGCATTCTTCTTGTTCTCATCAATGGCCTTCTGCTTAGTTTCCTTGACACGAGCCTCAAATGCATTCTTGGCAGCTGACTCGTTCTTCTGCTTCTCTTGTGCAAGCTGATTAAGTTCCTCCTCCATATATTCAACGCGTCCAGTCTTGTAAGCCTCAGGATCCCATGGCAACCAAGTGCCAACAGGACCGACAAATACATCAAAACTGGGATCTACTTCTCGGATCAATTTAGCGCGTAATTCGGCCTCTCTTGTGATGCAAAATGACCGCGAGCCTTAAAACCACGCACAGATGTTTGGAAATTATGCTTGATATTAAATTGCTTTTCAAGTTCATCCTCTTCCTTGTCCAAGAAAGTTTTGTAGTCATCCTCAATAGAAGAAGAAATAATATTGTCACGCTCTTCCTTAACAAATCCCTCGTAGTCCTTCATTA